GCCTGGTCAGTAGATTCTACAGCTTTACCAAATTGTTCTTTCTTCGTAATAAGATAATCAGTAAGTTCACTAAATAGATTATCATCTTCTTTGATAGTACAAGGGAAAGTCTTCTCTTTAAATACAAAAGATTTTTTACCATCGGCATATGCTTGTCTTGCTGCTAGTATAAATGCTCTCTTTTCACTTAGTGTTATATCAGTATCTCTTAATAACACATTTTCAGCATTCAATTTAGCTGCTATAGCCATTTGGCGTCTTTTTTCTTTTGATTTGCCTTTGAATTGTGGAGCATCAGATTTGTAGAAGTCCTTAATCCAATCTCCCATATCATCTGATTTGTCTAAGGGCATACTAACCTCTAAATTTTTTAAGTGCGTCTAATAAGTCTTTTACTTTTAAATCTGGGTTTTCTAAAGCACCACTAACTACAGTTTTATCATTTGCAACTAAGTCTGTGCCGTCAAAGTAAATACCATCTTTGTTTTTGATTTTATTATTTCTTACTTTTTTCCTTAGGTATTTACTAAGTTCCATTTGTCTTCTACCTGTATAATCATCAACAAAACTGTTATCACGTACTACTTCGTTTACTAATGAAGTGCCTTCCATTTCTTGCATCTCTTCATCCATACCAAGTTTTTTAAGTTCTTTTTTGATAAGTCTATCAATCTTCTTCATTTCTGGTTTCATGAATGCAGCTTTACCAAACTTACCAATCATATCAGCTTTTTGTTTCATAAGGTCTGAATATTTTAAGAATCTAGAGCTTTCATTAATATCTTCGCCTTGTGCTTTTTTAAGTGCGTCTTGAGTAGGTGCACCCTTCTCACCTTTTTTTCTCATTCTTTCACCACGTTTTCTTTTTGCGTGAATATTAGCCCATAGACCTTTTTCTTCTAGTTCTTTTTGGATATCTTCAGGAAATGCTACATCTTCAGCATAGAATTTTAGTGCAGCCATTACACTAGGATTTTTTGATAATCCTCTTTCTAATTTTTCAATTTGCTTTACAGCATTAGTATAATCACCATCAGCTTCTACAGCAATTTCCATAGCCATGAGTAGATTTTGTTTATGTTTTTCTACATCTCTCTCATTTCTAAATTTAATTTTTGCTTCAGCAAAAATATTTTGCTGTCCAGTAAATATAGACATAGTGCTCTCCTCTTTATCACCATACATCTGATGGTACTTTTTAGTGTGTTTTGAAACTTTTGTTTTCTTTAGATTACCATCAGCATCTTTATCACCTGGTGCTGGTTTGTAAGCATCTGGGTCGTCATCATCCATTTTAGCTTGCTTTTTAAACTGGTCTTCTCTATCGTCTTTTTTAGATTGTTTGACACCTTTCATATAGTTGCCATCATCTTTCATATTCTTATCTTCTTCTACAGCTTCTTTCTTAACTTTTGCAGCTAAGTCTTTGTCAGCTTTTCCCCATGTACCAGAACCTTTACTAATAAAGCTATTTACTCTCGCAAATGCCCATTGTTGCTGACTAGCACCTGGACGGTGACCTGTTTTCCAAGCAGCCATACCACGGTCATACACTTGTTTTAGTATACTATACGATATACCACTTGCTTTAGATTTCTTTTCAAGGCCTGCTATCTTCTTTTCAATTATAGCAGCCTTTTCAAATACGTTGTCTTGAAAGATACTCATTGTACATTATTTATTTCTTTGAGTCTTTAATCTTAGAAAAATTGCCATCTTTATAGAACTCTATAAATCTTTTGAACCTATCTGCATTGTGTGCCTTGTGAGATATTACAAATATGTTAGTATTCTCCATATTAGATATGATATCCCACAACATTTCTGTTGCATCAGCATCTAGAGAACTATCACCTACTTCATCCATCATAAGTAAATTAGTATTAACAGAGTTTTTAATCTTAGCGATTTCTCTCCAAGTAAACATCAGTGCTAAATCAATTCTCATCTTTTCACCTTCTGAGAATGAAGCATAAGTAAAGTTATCTCTATATCTAGATTTGATTACCTCATTGAATTGTTCGTCTAAAGTAAATGAGAATGCAGCAGACATCTTTTCTAGATGTACATTTATAAGCTTATTCATAACTGGTACATATTGCTTTATAATCTTTGCTTTAATACCTGTATCTCTTAATAGTAATTTACACACATCATAGAAATGATTTTTCTCACTCATATCCATAAGGTCTTTTGTAAACACTTTCTCTTCATCAAATAGTGAGGCTAGTAATTCTTTAGCATCGGGTAATGAATTATCGTCATTTTCAATTTTCAGATTTTCATTAAGTGTACTAAGATAAGTGCTAAGTGTACTAACCTCACTTCTTACTGATGATTGCTGATTAATCAGCTCGGTAAGCTCTTCTTGTTTTAGCCTTGCGGCTTCCAATTCTTCGGATAACTTGGCGAGTGCTTTTTCATAAGCAGGGATGAGAGCCTCATTTTTCGCTTTTTCTTCTTCAAGGCTGCTAATCTTTTCGTTCTTGAACGACTCTGAAATTTCTTGTCCGCAAACTTCGCACTCAGTTTCTGTTGTATAGTAAGTGATGCGCTTCTGTTTTTCATCTATCCTCCTTTTTAACTCATTTCCATGAGTCACACATTTTTGTTTATCGTCTACTGCTTTGTTTACATCAGGTGCAGCAATATCATCTATTTTCTTTTGTAATTCGTCATTCTCATCTTCTAATATCTTCTTTTCACCTTGAACTCTTTGTATCTCTTTTTTAATCTTATCAGCTGACTGTTCTGTTTTCTTTTGTAGTGTTTCAATAAGACTCTTTTGGCCGTTTATCTTTGTTGTATGTACTTCTTTTTGATACTCTTTATCTTTAATATCTAAACCTAAATCAGTAATTTTAGTTTTTAGAATATCATTCATCTTAGAAAAGATTGTAATATCTAAAATCTCTTCTATAATTTGTCTTCTTTCACCACTGTTCAAATCCATAAACGACTGATATCTAGCTGAACCTAATATAACAATTTGTGTAAATGATTTAAAGTTAAGACCAATTAACTCTTCTAGTTTCTTTTGATAATCTTTTTGATGTGCATCTTGGGTTATAAGAACTTCATTCTTATAAATTTCGAATATACCTGGTTTCATACCTCTTACCACACGATAAGAGGTATTATTAACGTCAAATTTAACTTGAACTACACAGTCCTTATCGTTGACTGTGTTAATCAACTGTGTTTTTGAAACATTACGATAAGGCTTATTAAAGATACCATAACACAAAGCATCTAATACTGTAGATTTACCACTACCATTTTGACCGGTAATTAATACAGTAGGTCTATCATTTAAGAATATAGTATTGCCGTTATTACCAGTACTTAAAAAATTCTTATATTGTATTTCTTTAAATGTTATCATCAGCTTCTTTTGCTTCTTCGTAAATCTCTAACATTATCTGTTTGATTTGTTTCTTATTAATATCTGTAGCTACATCATCAATATATTCACTAATTAAGTCTGTAGTTTCAGATAATTCAATAATATCTTCAACATTATCTGCATTAAACTGTTCAAAGCTTTCAATTATTTTAAGCTCAAATGGTTCTTTTAAATTAATTGCATCAATATATCTTTCAAAGTTTTCAAATGATTCTTTTTCTTTTACATATAATTTGACATAAGTATTTTTTAAATCTTCACCTTCTAAATCTGCAGGCTCACTATTGTTTGCATATATTAATTTGATATGATAACCAAGTGGATTTTTAATAAACTCTAATTCTTTAGTTGCTGTATCTAATACCCAAAAACCATGACGTCCACCAGAATCAGACCACATAAGTTCATAAGGCGTACCTGTATAAGTGAAATTTTCTGTTATACTTTGTGTATGATAATGGCCAGATATTACTTTGTTCCAATCTTTAAAATCAAATAAATCAAAACCATCTCTACTGTAATGTCCAGGAAACATAAGTGCACCTTGTACATCATAGTGACCAATAAGAATATCTCCTCCACCTCTAATAGTTTCAAAGCTTTCTTCGTAATTATCTTTACATACCCACGGCATAAGTGTAATCTTACAGTCTTCTATGTCAAAAGACTCAATAGTTTCATACACATTTACGTTTTGTTCTTTACCAATTACTTGTTGAGGTGAGTTATTTTTAAGAGAATGTTTGAAAGGTATATCATGATTACCGACTATGACATCTAATCTCATGTCACGTTTTTGTATAGGTGTCACCATCATTTCTTTTTGAAATGCTAGTGTTTGGATGTTTAACCACTTACGAGAGTCAAACCAATCACCCACTTGGATTACATGTTGTATTTTTTCTTTATCTATATAAGGCCAAAAGACTTCTTCATAAAATCTTTTTTGCCAAGCTTCAATTACAACATTTCTATTTCTAGCACCAAAGTGAGTATCACCCAGTATCGCTATTTTCATCTAATAATTTTTCCCTTATCTTAGTCGCAGATATTTCTTCTATATCTTTATCAAAATGTTCCTGCTCAATTTTATAACCTACGTCCCGTCCGTAAGTGATATGAGTAATGTTAGGAACATTTATAATCTCATAATTATTATTATACTCGTAGCCTTCCTTTTTTAACTCTTCTACAATTTGCTCTTTTCTTTGTTCGAAAGTAAAAGGGTTTTTTTCAGTACCATCTTGTTCTCTTAACAAGATTACTACTTGACCAGTTTTGGAAATTGCTCTCTTAAAAAGAGCAGTATGTCCTTCATGCCAGGGTTGAAATCTTCCAAGCATTTGCGTAGTTTCTTTATGTCTATCCATTCGTTTACTGTGTAGTCTACATCTAAATAATGAGGCATTTCAAATACTTTATTTGTGTCATCATATTCAGATTCTTTTATTGTGTTCATCCATATTGATATTGTAGGTTTAACAATATCTCTATAGTCCTGTCTTGGTGCTATAAAATCTAATATACCAGTTTTACTTGCCATTCGATAAGCTTGTCTTAGCCTACCATCATCAGAAAAATCCCAATCATCATGTAATAGTCTATAGTAATCAGCATTATGATGTGGTATAGTAAAATGGTATGCCAGTTCTCTGGCTAGTGTTGTCTTGCCAGACCCAGGTAATCCAAAGATTAGTATCTTCATTGTTGATAAATTCTAAGTAGTACATCCATCGGTTCATGTTGACCACCATAAGGACTAAGCCATATAATAAGTCCAACACATAACATTGTTAATGCTATACCTAGGATAACTGGTTTCAGTTCATTCATTTAGTTTTCTTTCTAGTTTTTCGTTTCTTTTTAACTTTAAAATCTGGGTTCTCTTTAAAGAATTCTTCTTTTTTGTCTTCCCTTACTTTGTAATGTTTACCTTCAACTTCAAACTCAGTAATGCCTGCTTTAATTGCTTCAATCTCATGTTTAACTCTTAAAGTATGTGACCGTAGAGTAAACCCTGTTCTACCTTTTTCAGCTTTAGTCTTGGGTTTAGCATCTTCAATATCACCAAGCTTTTGGTCAGCATAAGCTCTTGCTTTTTGACTGGCTTCATCACTAAATTCACCATGTAAAAATAGACTCTGTTCAGCTTGTTGTATAAGCTTTAAGTCTATCATATACTTTCTTTTTTCTTTCTTAATTCTTTGCACCATGTGAGAAAATAATATCTGAGTCACAAAAGCAAATCCATTATCAAATCTATCTCCATCAAATCTATAAGCATATTTTACTGCTGCTAAAATTGCATCTTGTATCATCTCATCTCTATAAGAATAGTTAACAAAGTTAGGTCTCAATGCTAATCTATTTGCCATTCTTATAATACAATCACCTAGATATCTACTCATCTCAGGTCTTGGTTTACCTTTTTCCATTTGCTTTCTACACTTACGTGAGTACTCATCTAAAGCTTTTGTAAACTCTTTATTATTTACGTAATGGGCTGAATCTTTTGTTTGTCTCGCCATTTATATGTCCACACTGTTAATTTTATAGTCAAATTTTTCTTCCGTATAATAACGGAATCTTTCTCCTGCATGTCTTAAAGTAAAGTTATCTCTTGACTTCCATTTAATGTCATCAATAATATCATACACTGTTGCAGGTTTACCGTCTTCTGTCTTTCTTAAAATTCTTCCAATAGATTGTAGCACTTTTATTTTAGATTTTGATGGGTGTGCAAATATTAGATTATGCAGATTTCTAATATTAACACCAGTTGAAAATACACCAAGAGATGCTACAATAGTCACATCATTCTTTTCAGCAAATTGTCTTGTCATTTCTCTTGAATCTTTATCTGTTTCACCAGCAATATAGTGTACTTCTCTTTCAGTAATCTCATCAATTTGTCTATGCAACTCTTTACCGTGGTCTAATCTACTAAAGACTACCAAAGTATTACCAGGTAAATCTGCTGCAAGTTTAGATATAAATTTTTGTCTTTTCTCATGGTTTATAATATGTGCTATCTCATCTTGATAGTTCATATCTTTTACAAGTTTTTTATCATTGTCACTATAATTTAATCTTAATAACTGTATTTTTACATCTGATATTTGTTCTTTATCAATAAGTTCTTTTGTTGAAATCATTTTTTCAACATTACCAAATAGACCTTTTAATACTAATTCATGTGTCTTTGCTTCTTGTATTGTACCAGTCATACCCACTCTATCAGGACATATGACTAGTTTCTTCATAATATTTTGTATTGATTTACTTTGTGCATGGTGTACTTCATCAACAATTACACTTCCAAACTGTGCAAAATATCCTGCACTCATTTTATACAATGATTGCCAAGTTGATACAACAACTCTAGCATCTGTTTGTTTTTCTTTTCCACCCATTATACCATGCATATCAGAAAACTTATCATTACTATAATCAACAAAATCAGACATTAATTGTGTGACTAAGTTTATTGTAGGTACAATTATAAGTATTTTTCTATCATGTATTTCTCTCCACCATCTCATTAGAGCATAGATAATTAAAGATTTACCAGATGCGGTCGGTGATAAACATAACATTCTCTGTTTACGCACGCCTTTTTTGAATGCGTCTATCTGATAGTCCCGCATCTGGATTTTTTTACCGCCTGAGTGTAAGTCAAGCGCATCTAAGAAGCCGTCAAGTATTTTGTCGTCAATATTGTTCTCAATACCAGGCATATCTTTTTTGGTACCTTCGAACTCAACATCAATATCAAGGTCCTTAGAAAACTTTGCTATGTCTTGTACAAGACCAGCATAAATTGTAGAGTCTTTTAAATTCGCTAGGCGTATCTTACCGTCCCAATATTTGTTTCTGTACGCGGGAGTAAAATTAGCACCTGGAACTTTGAATGTAAAATAGTCAGATAAAGTCTGTAAATCAGCTTTATCTCCTTCAAAGTTTAGATAAACATCATTGAGTTTGCGAAATAAAATCACGGTAAGTTTGTTCTACTTGCTCATTTGGATAGCATTTGAAAGCAATATCTAAAAATAAAAAATCTTCTCTATTAGCAATCTCCATAAATGTACCTATCTTAAATTTGTTAGTACCACTGTCATCTGTTTCTTGAAATACTACTGTAGGATTCTTTATCCTTACAGCAAAATCTCCTTCAGAAACTACCTCTCCAACAATTAATGGACCACCATCTTTTAATTTAAACATTTTAATCTTACCAGGTTCTGCACAAGGACCTGGAGAAAAAGTATCATCTTCGCTCATAAGCTACCACTCGTAAATCTAGCCCAATCAATTGCGGATTTAATTGAGCTGTTTCTCCATTTGATTTGCTCAAGAATATGATTAGCACCTTCCAAAAGTATATCCATGTACTCTATTTTCTTTAATAAGTCCACTACCTCTGGGTCGGTGTTAACATGTTTCTCAACGCCCGCTTTTGTTTTCAATTTTAAATCAAACGGCTTGTCTTTATAATCCTTTGGATTTGCTTGTCCAGAATAATAAAGTTCTTTCTCTTTCTTAAGTTCTTCTAGTTTATGATTATACGCGATTTTTTTCGCTCTGATATCTAATAAGATTGTTAGATACTTGTGGTGAAGCTTAGGTATATTAGTAGCCTCTCTATCAAGATTGACCTTGTCAATACCAGCGTCTTCTTCCCACATGGAAAGTAGTTGTTCGTGCGTAATCATTATAATAAATATACTGTGATAAACAATTTTTTTCTAATAATCACACTTTCAAATAGACTCGTTCAGAGTCTTATTAATCAACCCACAACTAGGAGACACAATGGCTCGAAGGCAGAAGAAAGCTTCGTTGCAAGCAGAATTAGATGCGTCAAAGGCGTTTCATATTCAGCCCAAGAACGAAACACAAAACTATCTTTTAGAATGTATTCAGAAAAACATTATGACGGTCGCAATAGGACCAGCCGGTACTGGAAAAACATATTGTACTGGTATGAAAGCTGCGCAGCTATTTTTGAAAGGCGAATATCAAAAAATCGTACTTACACGGTCTAACATATCCACAGGTAAATCACTAGGACACTTTCCTGGCACTATCGAAGAGAAGATGGAGCCTTGGGTAAAACCTATCTTGAATGTACTTATTGATGGATTAGGTTCAGGACGTGCAGAATGCATGCAAAGACAGAAACAAATTGAAGTACAACCTATTGAAACAATTCGTGGTACATCATTTGATAATAGTATAATAATTGTAGACGAGGCGCAAAATTTAACAATAGATGAAATTAAAGCAGTGACTACAAGAATTGGTGATAATACTAAATTGATACTATTAGGAGACCCAGCACAGTCTGATTTAAAGAATAGTGACTTAATTAAATTTGTAGATTTATGTCACCAATACAGAGTGCCGGCGCCCATCGTTACGTTTAGTATTAAAGATATTGTGAGGTCTGATATAGTAGCTAACTTAGTGAAAATGTTTGCGAAAGCAGGAATCTGACTCTATATTCATCAACGGCTTCAAAGTGAATCAAGCTACACTTATGTAATACCGAAAAAGAACTATTTTTTCTAAATTTTATCGTTATTTTTTGCGCCATTTGTATACGTTGAATGCTCAAAGTATAGGAACTTAAATGACGAAGTAGAAGTAAGATATTCCACGTCTTGTCTGGCCGCATCATATTGAGGACCATCTAGTGAAATAGGGAATGCATCAAAGAACTTCCATTCAGCAAGTGGCTTTAAATCTGCATCAGCTGCAAATAAAGAAATATTAGACATTGTATTTAAGAAGCCAGGCTCTCTTGCATCTGGTCTTTCAGTCACATTCTTTTTAGTATACTCAGCAAATTGGTCATATGATTCTGGTGCAATCATACCTTTCATCCACTCTAGTATTTGTCTATAACCTTTCATTTCTTTATCAATAAGAAATGTGATATCTAATTGTGCATAATCTAATGTATCACCAGGTACTGTTCTATTTGTATTGTATGGATTTGCAATAGGTAATTCACCAGCACTAATCACAGGTGCATTTACTTGTTGCACTGTGTAAACTATGTCAGGTGCTTTCTCTATTGTTAAAAAGAAATGTTGCGGTGCTGCAAAACTTAGCTCAGTTTGTCTGGCTAAGACGTCTGAAAAATTTTTGCTAACCATTAGCTATCTACCTTGGCGCCAGCTCTCCATTGATAACAAGACCAGTATCTGGCTTTCCATTTTGGTCCTGGGTTATCACAATTATGTCTTGCTCTAAATGATGCTCTTCTGTCTGGGTCATCTCTTTTAATTTCCATGTTTGGGTCTCCAAACCTAACCATAACAACATTACCTTTTGGACCTTTTACATAAACCTTAAATTTAGATTTACCATCTTGAGTTCTTTGTGGGTCATTTAGTTTGACCTTTGTGCCTTGATACTCTGCTTCAGTAATGACATGGTCAAATACTTCATTACATTTCTCACAGCAAAATTCTTCAAAGTTTTTCATATACTATTTATATAAAAAAAGGGGAGCCGAAGCTCCCCTTTAAAATTCGTTATCGAACGTGGCTTACACGTTGTCAACTCTGAATTTTCTGTAGTACATGTTCGAACCAGGAGCATGTAAACCTTGAGATTGAATAGTTCTCGCAGCAAATGGGTTTGATACCATTCCGTAACGAGTTTTAAATCCAATTTTAGGTTGGAATGTTTCCTGACTAACCGCACGAACCATTTGTAAAGGAACGTATGGGCAGTAGAACATACCTGCATCCATATTGTTAGTACCTTTATAACCAACAACAACATAGTCGCCGTTAGTTGCATAAGGGTCAACATAGACTTTAGTACGTCCGTTTAGTACTCCAGCAAATGTACCACTTGTTACGTCTACATTTAGATTATCTTGTAATCCAGATGTGTAGTCAAGTAGTCCAGCCATAGTTAAGGCAGATGCAACATTCGCAGAACAAAGGATAAAGTTTCCTTTACCTCTTCTTGTTTCAAATGCAATTTTATTACATTCTTTTTCGATTTGCATCATTAGGCCTTTTTGTCTTTCAACAGACCATCTTCCTTGACCATCAGCGATTAAGTCAAAGATTCCGTTAGTTGTTAGACCTTGGGCACCATATTTAGCCTGAGATAGGATAGTGTGAACAACTTCCCTATTGATTTCCGCTAGGATTTCAGTAGAAAGAATGTTCGCTAATTCAGCCTCAGCGTCCAAACCGTGGACAGCTTTAAGGTCTTGAACTAGTTCCATAGTGTATTCACTTTTGAGAGCTCTTGTTTTAGCTTCAACAGCTGTTCTCTCAATTGTGAATGACATTTCACGGAAGTTATCCCCTTCTCCCTCTCTTGTAGCCATTCCGAAAGAAGTATTTCCTTCAGCTTGACCACTTGGCATATAGCCAGAGTTTAGGCCAGGGTTTGCAGTAACTGTGTCTACAAATGGGTCATTTACAGGTGTAATTGAACCAGTATCAGTTACAGGGTCAGAGTCAGCAGTGCTAACACCATCATTTTTAGCTCTAGAGACAGCAAATGGGTTACCAGATGTGTCATCGTTGCTTCCAGCAGAGTGCGTATTAGGCGTACCTGTGTTAAACGCAGTACCTGAGAAGTTAGAGAACGGCTCATCGTACATAGCTTCGATACCAAGACCATTACCATCGCCACTAACACC